TTTTGCTTAAACCTTGTTAAGTTCCGCCCTTTTTAAACTTTTTTTATTATTTACTTGGAATAACCCCCCAGTAGGGGTATATTTCGACAGATTATAACGTGCATCAGCGTTCCTCGTAAATTATTCTATAACAAACACTTAGCCCCAATCTTATAAAAAAATTTTTAAAAGAAAGTCCTTATAAAAGCTAACGCTTTCATGTTATGTATTGTATAGTAGTATTAGTGCCTTATTAGGATTTAGGTAAAATCTCTTGTATAAAAAAATTAAAGTCCGTAGAATATACCATAAATAAGGAATTTTTATGAGTGTTACGTTACCAATTAAGTGGAAACCTGAAAAATCTATCGCTATAGACATGCTTGTTACTTCCCCTGAGACATCTATTCAGGATGTAGCTGATAAGGCTGGAGTTACCACAAATACTATACGAAATTGGTTTAAAGACCCTGAGTTTGTAGAGGTCTATTATCAGAAATATATGGTTACATTTGGCTCTCGATTGCCTAATGTTTTAAATAGTATGGTTCGTGAGGCTGAAGCTGGTAATGTTCAAGCTGGTAGATTAGTATTAGAACATTCAGGAAAACTTATAAAAAGAGTCGAGGTAGAAAATCATCAAAGCCCATTTGAAAAGTTTTTAAATACACAAGTTCCTGTTGAGGCTGAAGTTATTGAAGATATTGAAGAAGTACAAGTATTTCCACAACGACCAGTAGTTCCTGAAAACCCAGTTCAGATAAAACTAGACGAAAAGAAAAAAGAAAAGAAAAATAAAAAACGAAGAGAGGCTAGAAGATGGAGAGAAAGAGCTGAAGCAGTTGGTGTTCATGCTCCAAGGCAAGGTAGACAGACTCCTAGACAGCGTAAAGAATGGCAGGAAAAAG